CTTCAAGTCGCCCTTGTTAAGTGATGTCAGTTTTTAGTGGCGTCACGACGCCACTTTGATCTGATTATTATCTTTTCATGTACTCAAAACATCTAGGAATTAGACTGTGTTAAACCAGCAGTCACCCCCGGTTTATCCGGAAAGTCAGTACTAAGACTATAAAACCGTAGATTTTCACTGAGCACTGCAGCTCTATTTCGATAACTGCAGCGTGAGAACTATGTGAGGTTGATTTGAATCACAACCAAGATTTATGATTCTAACGTGTCACTTTATGTGATACATTGGGCAATTTTTGTCGGTAACAACTAGATCCACTTGCCCCGTGGATTGTTTGAATTGTTTGCTCTTATGAGCACCGTTAAGCTGGACCCAGCTGGAAATCGGTCATGAATTGATAATTCTGACCTGTTTCACTTGATGACTTGTTCATCTGATTTATGTCATTGCTAAATAAGTTTTGATGGAGTAATCGGTGATGCAATGGCCCTACTAGCATGGGCACGAGGTGTAATAGCCAGTTAAAACATTGTTTCTTTGGTCCGTTCCCCGGCGGACACGCAGAATTAGTGAGTACGAGGGTTGGCACCTGAGGACTACCACTTTGCTACCGGAATATGGAATGAGTTATGAACGTGAATGAAAGCTTTTGTTAATCGAAACGCATTGTTTGGGGTATTCAAAAACCTTAGTCCTTCACGGGACTGTAAGACGTAAGAGCGACTCTAGTGGAAACTCACGGATCAGAGGATTCGTTTGAAAGTGTTGCAGGAGACTGCCCACTTTTAACTGAAAGTACTATGAAGTTTACTTTATGGCTAGTCGATACGGGATATCGTACTTTCGGTGATGTGAGTATGCCAAAGGCTCACCCCACCACAAACTGTGGTCTATGGAGGATGAACGAGAGTGAAGCAGCGCTCTTGGAGTTGGTTTTGATATGTGCATTCCTTGCACTATTCTTTACCACTCTAGAGTACTGTGTTTACTCATTTTGGACTCGATTCCGTAATGTTGGACATACGGAGTTACTCGCACCCCAGTCAGGTGAATTGGATGTCAAAAACGCCAATCGCAAGAAATTTCTTCGGAATTCTCGCGGGCGTAAAGACTCTAAGAAACCTGTACCCATTATCCCGCCCAAGTTTAATCCACAATCTGCTACGGAACCTGCAAAGGAACCTAAGGCAGCTGAGACTAAAACAGACACCGATCCACTCGGTAATGTTTTGGGCTCTGTGCGCAAGGCTCTAGGAGAGGTCGTCAAGATCGATCTCCATGAGACACTTTATTCGCGCATTGAGGATTTACTTTTGTTTTTCCTTACCGCCAAAGATTGCGTGACCACAACGAGCTTTCTAGCTTGTTGCTTTGCGTACCTCAAGACACATTGTCGCGAGAGAAGTCTGTCACTTTTGTTGATGGACAATCTTGCTACTATGTTCGGAGGGACGTTTAATCCGCAAACTGGCTCTTTCAGCGTACGAGATGACACACCAGCCTGGCTGAATGCTCTTAAGAGCATGCACACCAATTGGCATTTGGTTGTTAAAAACGAGGGATTCTCCAAGATTTCCCATGTTATTAGCTTGTGTCTTGCACTCGGTCTTTGTGAAGCTAGCTCCATCAATTTCAATATTGGTGGAATGCAGCTCTTCAACCTGACCGCTGAAAAGAAGCACGCATCGGCTTTTGATCTAGTATCCGCTGTTCTGGACACTGTGACATTCTTCATTGAAGGAGGTTACGCATGTTTCAAACAGGGATCTTTCAAGCCTTTGTTATATGGCAGTTTAGATGCTCAAAACTTTGAGGATCTTTATGCCAAGTGTGCTGAGTGCCACGATAATTCTCTTGTAGGAACTTTAGAGAAGATTTGTGGCTTGGACGGTAATGATTACGAGCATCTTTTATGTGAAACTATGGACAAGGCGAAGCAGATGTTAGCAATGGGACAATCAGTCCCATATCAGAATGTATTGCGTCGAAAGATCGACACGATTTATTCTTGGCAAGCATCTTTCCGCCAAGTCCGAGTTAACGGCGGCCTCAGAATCGCACCCTACATGGTAGGCATCTTTGGAGGTTCTAGCGTGGGTAAATCCACAATAGGCCAAATATTGATGGTGTATATTCTGAAGCGTAATGGTTATGCCTGTGATGACGAATACCTCTGCACTTTGCAAGAGATGGATCGTTATCAGTCGAATTATCAAGCCCATATGAATGGGATTTTTATTGACGACATAGGCAACACCAAGTCGGAATTCGTGAATGACCCCGCTACTAATATGATCATCAAGATCAAAAACAATGTCAAGACTTACGCGGTCAAGGCAGATGTTGAAAGTAAAGGGAAGGTCTCCATGGAGCCCATGTGCTTCATTACCACGAAAAACGTAAAGGATTCAGGCGCAAGTGTCTACTCAAATGAACCTGTGTCAATTTGTAGGCGTGATGACATCACGCTCACTGTGACAGTAAGGCCAGAATACGAGGAGTATAACATGCTCAGCACTCGTTTGATCGAGGAAATTCATGGGGATAACCCCCCATTGATTCCCGACTTCTGGATCATCAGAGTTGAACACGCCGTCCCAGTACCGTCCAAGGTCAAGGGAGCCCCTGCCAACGTGCAATGGGTTCCCAAGAAGGACAAGCACGGTAAAGAGATGACCGCTGTCTCGCTAGCTCACTTGATTGAGTTTCTAAGCGATGAGACGCCGAAATATTTCGCCAACCAGAAACGGGTGGTCGAGAATTCGGTTAATCTCGCTAAGAAAATCGAACTTTGTGAGAAATGCAACACACCAAAGCAAGGCGTTTGTGCCTGCAATGGACGTCAGGACAAACCTATCTTAGGTGATGATCCTGATACCCAGAAATGGTGTCATCGAGTTGCAAAGCAAGTACAGCAGAAGAAGGAAGCATTTGACTTTTCACAAGGTCAACTGTATCTCGAGGATAATGATGGACGTCTTCACGTTCGTAAATTCAT